GCTCACGGCGCAACGCATCGTGCAGCAGCACCAGCCCGCGATCGGGCTCGCGGACATCGGGCCCGATGCTGCCGCGGCCATATGCTTCGGCTACGTGGCGCGCTCGAGCGTCGAGCTGCAATCGGCGTTGCGCTGCGACCTCGTAGAGACCTCGAAGCTACTTCGACCCGTGGGAGCGCCGCGAGCATGACGACATCGCCGGAGCGCTGCAACTACAAGCACGGCAGCTTCGTCTGTCGTGGCGCTGCTTACTATCACGGCGACGAAGGGGCCCGCTGCTACCCGCACCGACCCGAGCAGCTCGAGCGCGCCGCACTCAGGGAAGCCGAACGCATCCGAAGCGACGCCGAGCGCGGCGTTCGCCGGTGCGGTGTGATCACGCTACAGAACCGGCCGTGTCATCGCATCGCGATGCAAGGCAAGCCGACGTGTCCACACCACGAACCCGGCCGGCAAGAGTCGCTAAAGCAGGCGACGATCGACTACGTCGCCGCGAAGAGACGCGAGCACGAAGTATGGGCCGTCAAGCGTAAGGTCGAGCTCGAGCACGGGCTCGCCGGCTTGCAGGCTCGGCACAATGCGCTCGTCCAAGACGACATCAACCTACGCCGCGAAGTGCGCGACACGCGCGACACGCTCGCGCGACTACGGCGCATGCGTGACGAGACAAGCGCACAGCTCGACACCGTCGCCGCCGAGCTGCTCGAGCTCGCGCGCGCGTTCGTCTCGAGCGGCGCCGGGGCGGCATTCACGGCCGAGCGCTGCGACCTCGCGATCCGCTACGCCGACGCGCTCACCAACCACGCCCGCGAAAAGCGGCTTGCCGCTCGCCCGCAGCCCGGCGAGCCGCGAATAACCCATGTCGGCTTCGACGACCCGAGGCTCACCGACTAGCCCATGCTCGCGCTCAAGCCCATACCAGCTACGCCGACGCACTGCCGCGCATGCGCGCGCGAGCTGCCGCCGTTGCGTAGGTGGGGCGGCTTGTGCGAGTTCTGTGTGGTGACGCACCGCGCGCCGCCGCTCACTGACCCGCTCGAGCGCGACTGGACGATCGTGCAGACGAGCACGCGCCGGCGCGCGAACGGCGAGCTCGAAGCCTGCATGCGCATCCGCTGCCGGTGCGGCACTGAGCGCCTAATCGCCGCTTCGGCGTGGCGTGAGCGACGCTCGAGCCGTTGCAACCGCTGCCGCATGCGCCGCGAGCGGCGCGGTACTGGAGGGCTCGCCAATGCCACCTAAGCCAAAGAAGCGCCGGCGTAAAGCCGTGCAAAATCGCGACCCCCAACCGGCATCACTTCCGGTTTCTCGACCGAAAAAGAGGCGAGATAATACGAATGTCTTACAGGTTTCCGCACCATCGCGCGCGCGTAGGCGGCCGCCTCGTGTGCGGAAACATCCCGACCCGCCGGCGCTGCCGCCGGCGCCGAACGTCGGCGGCCGGCCAAGCCTCTACACGCCGGCGCTTCACGAGCGTGTGTGCGCGCTCGTCGCCGTGCGCGTGCCTATCAAGACGGCGTGCCAGCTCGAAGGCATCGGCGCGCGCACGCTGTATGACTGGCGCGAGCGCGGCAACATGGGCGAAGAGCCCTTCGCCACGTTCGCGCAAGACCTCGCGATCGCCGTTGCGCGCTCCGAAGCCACGGCCGTGCAGTTCATTGCGACCGCGGCCGCGGACAACTGGAAGGCCAACGCATGGTGGTTAGAGCGCCGCTTCCCGAAGCGCTACGGCGCGAAGCAGCAATTGCGCGTGACGAAAGCACCCGCGGAAATGACCGACGAAGAGCTCGAAGCGGCCATCGCTGCGCACGGCTTCGTGCGCGCACTGCCGACCGACCCGCTCACCGCTGACAGCATCACCATCGCCGAAGAGAGCACCTAGCCATGTCCACGAGACCCACTACACCGATCCCTACTTGGTCGACCACCGGCACGAATACAGAACCCGGCGCCGGCAAAAAAGCGGCCGGATGGACAGTCAACGAGCGGCCGCCGGCGGAGTGGCTTAACTGGCTGCAACACTCCGCTGGTGAGTGGTTGCAGTTCTTGGCCGACGCGACGAACGGCTCGGCGACGCCCGATCTGAAGCTCAACTTCAGCAACGCCGACATGTTCGCGCCACTGCTCGAAGTCACGTCGTCGCCGCCGGCGGCCGGCTATCGGCTCTTGCAACGCGTGCTCGTGAACGCCACGCAGCACGCGAACGTGTACGCCGGCAACGGCGCACGGCGGCTCGTCTTCGCGTTCAATGCCGTGTGGGGCGGCTCGAGCTGGGTTTGCGAAAACTCCGCGCAAGCCGCTTCGGCGTTCGCGCTCGTCGGCGACAGCTCGCAGAACACGCTCGAGCTACTCTGGCATGCGGCGACGGCCGGCACTTGGAGTGATGCGTCTTGGGGGCGTGGCAACGCGCTTGTAAACAGCTTCGGCGCGACCGGCGGCACGTTTACCAACCTCACCGTTACCAACGACCTCACGGTACAACGTGACGCATCCGTCACGCGCAACCTAACGGTGGGTAATAACATTGTCGTCACGCACGACATCACCGCCGAAGACATCATTTCCAACACGCTAGCGGTCGACAACGTCTATGACCGAAGCGCCGGCGGCATCATCGTGCACGCCATGACGTCGCTTGTTAGCGGCGCGACCATCGACGGCGACCACCTATTTCTAAACGACGGCGTCGACATCGTGCACCCGGGGCCGGTCGACGCGCAGCCCGTGCGGCCAATGTCGCTCGACATGTCGCTCGGTCAACCCGTGAGCGGCTTCGGCGACGCGTACTTCGCAGACGAAGGGGCTTGGTTGCCCGTCGCCGCTTCCGGCGGCATTCGCGTACGCTTTCCGCTGCACGTACCGCGCGCGACGGCGCGCATCAAGATCGAATGCGTATGGACAGGCAACAACATCGCGCAGCTAAACAGCGCGATCCTATACAAGGTCGTGCGCGAGTTCATCGGCGGCGGAACCATCATGGCTATTCCAGCCGTACCCACGCAGATCGGCTCAACGATAAATCAAGGTTTCGCGACCGCCGGCGCCATCATGAACAGCGCCACGTTTACCTACGACTTCGACCCGACGCTCGAGTCTTACTGTGTCGAAGCGCGCATCGCCGACGGCACCGGCAATAAGCTCTTCGCCGTGCGTTACAACCTATCCGACCCGGGGCCGCGCAATGGCTGAGACTGCCCAGCAGTCCGAAGAGCGCTTCGAGCGCTGCAACGCGCTCATCGTGCGGCAACGCGAAAACTGCAACGAGCGTCGCGCGCCCGGTATACCGGTCGCGCAATGGTGGGCTCTGACTGTCGAGTTCGGCGAGCTGCAATCGGAGATCGACCGGCTGTTAGGTGGCGCAACCTAGACACGACCTCTCGGCGCTCATAGCAGAGCACCAGCGCCGGGCGACGCGTACCGCGCGACGCCCGGCAACGCTGCACGCATTCATCAAGGCGGCATGGCCGCTCGTTGTCCCGAATGCACCCTTCGTCGACAACTGGCACTTAGGGGCGTTGTGCGAGCATCTCGAAGCGCAGTCGCGCGGACAGTTGCCGCGCTTAGTGATCAACGTGCCGCCGGGCTCGAGCAAGTCGACGACGGTGTGCGTGATGTGGCCCGCCTGGGAATGGACATGGCACCCGGGCTCGCAATGGCAGTTCGGCGCCTATGCTGACACGCTCGCCGTGCGCGACAGCTTGCGCTGCCGTGGCCTATTCGAAACTGACTGGTACAAGGACCTATACAGCGAGACTTGGAAGCCGCAGCGCGGCCGCTGGTTGGCCAACTGGTTGCAGAACGACAAAGGGGGAATACGCCAGGCCATAAGCGTCGGCGGCTCGCCGACAGGGTTTCACGCGCACAGACAAATTGTGGACGATCCATTGAAGCCCATCGAAGCGCACTCGCCGGCGGCGCTCGAGCGCTGCACTAGGTGGTGGTTCGAGACCATGGCGTCGCGCGTGCTGCCGGGCGCGAATACGCGCACGATTATTATGCAACGCTTGCACGACCGCGACCTAGCAGGTCTCGCGGCCGAGCAAGGCTATGCGGTGCTGTCTATCCCGATGCGCTATCTCAGTGCGGCCGCGCGCAAGCCGACGCCGCTCGGCTGGGTCGACCCGCGCTCGAGCGACGGCGAACTACTCTGCCCCAGTCGATGGGACGAAGCCGAAGTCGAGCGGCGCAAAAAGGAATTTGGACCGGATGGGTGGGCCGCTCAAGACCAGCAAGACCCGGTACCCGAAGGCGGTGCGATCTACAAACAAGAGTGGTTTCATAACTACTATCGCGAGCGGCCGCGCCTCGAAGGCGCGCTCGTTGTCATCAGTTTTGACTGCGCATTCAAGTCGCACGAAACGAGCTCTTATGTCGCCGGGCAAGCATGGGCGTTCAAGCCGCCTAACTTCTATTTGCTCGCCGAAGTGCGCGAGCACTTAGACTTCGTCGGCACCATCGCCGCCGTAAAGTCGCTGTATGCGCAATTTCCCGAGGCATCCGCGGTACTCATCGAAGACAAGGCGAACGGGCCGGCCGTGATTGAGATGCTCAAGTCGAGTATTCCAGGCGTGCTCGCCATCGAGCCCGACGGGTCGAAGGAAGCTCGCGCCTATGCGACGCAGCCCATCTTCGCGAGCGGCAATGTGTGGCTTCCCGACGCTTCGCTCGCGCCTTGGATCGTCGACTGGGTGACTGAGCACAAGCGCTTCCCGAGGGGTATTGCGAACGACAGGGTAGACGCGCAGACGCAAGCGATCCGCTGGTGCTTGAAGGGCGGCTTCGGCGACTACTATGCCGGGCTCGAGTCGCTCGACGTCTGACCCATTGACACCCGACTGGCGTGCCAATACACGCCGGCATGACTGAGCCGACCGAGCCGATCCTGCAGTTCTTCGAGTTCGAGCACTTGCCGCCGGGCTTGCAACACGTGAGCGCACCGTTCGCGGCGCTCGCTTCGCGCATCGTGCACACGCTGCCGCGCAACGCCGAGCGCTCGACGGCGCTTCGCAAGCTGCTCGAGTCAAAAGACGCCGCCGTGCGCGCCGCCATCGCGCGACCGCTCGCGACGCTCATCGCCGGCGAAGCGACCGCCGTCACGCCCGAGAGCATCGAAGGCCCGAAACAAGGGGTGTGACGCATGGAATGGCGCGGCGACAGCTGGGAAAACGCAGTAACCGGGCTCGGCACGCTGCGCGACAAGCTGCAAGCGCATGCGCCGAAGCTGCGCGCGCAACTCTCCGACGCTTCGCTCGAAGCGCTTCACACCGAAGACGATATCTGCGCGCGCATCGTCGAGCAGTTGCCAAACGACGCGCTGCGTGAAGGCTTCTGCATCACCGTCGGCGCCGACCAAGTCGCCGACGGCACGACCGTCGGCAAAGACATCGACAAAGCGCTCGCCGGTCTAGGCGCCGAAGCGGCGCTTCGTGAGGCGTGGGTGTGGGGCCGACTCTACGGCTTCGGCGCTGTCTTTCTCGGCGTCGACGACGGCCGCACGCCCGACGAACCGCTCGACCTAAACGCCGTCGTGCGGCTCACACACCTCAATGTGTTTCGCCGCACGCAGCTACAGCAAAGCACGTACTACGGCGACATAGGCGCACCGAACTACGGCAAGGTCGCAACCTACCGTGTAACGAATCTCGGCTTGCCATTCGGCAGCACGGCGAAGCCAGTGTCGCCCGGCGCGAGCAACCTAGTCATTCACGAATCGCGCATGCTCGCGTTCCGTGGCGTGCTGACGTCGCGCTTCGGCGCGCAAGCGTCGTGCTTCTGGGACGACTCGGTATTGCAACGCGTTTACCAAGCCGTGCAGGCGAGCTCTTCGAGCTGGATGGGTGCGGCGCACCTCATGACCGACG